AAAACTTGGCTTATGGCAATAAGTCCTAGACGCCAACGGGCGCTAATGGATCGCCTTGAGGCGCGATTTGCGCGCTCATGGCAGTCGGAAATTGCGCGGGCAATTCGTGCATCGGCGCGAGAATATAGCAACACGCAGAGCACAATGCTTGCAATGGGCAAGCACCGCGAGAATGTAGATGCGCTGATCCGCAAGCTGTATGAAGCGACAAGCAATGAGTTTGCTCAGCCTATTTATGAAAAGGCCAATGATCGCGGCATTGTGACCAAGGATTTTGAAAACTTCAGGCGGCTTGTTGAGCAATTTATTATCGGCGTGGGCGCTCAAAAGATATCGCAGATCAGCAGCACCACCGAGGATCAGATCAGGCAAATCGTGCAAGATGGCGCGTCAGATGGGCTGAGCGTTGACGAAATCGCCCGCAAGCTACGTCAAAACGCTCCGGTGCTGGCTGGGGTTAGGGCGGCTGTAATTGCCCGAACAGAGACTCACAGCGCGTCTCAGTGGGCGCAGGTAACAGCTATCCGCGACACTGGCTTGCAGTTGCGCAAAGAGTGGGTGGCGGCGGCAGATGACCGCACGCGTGAGGATCATTCAATTGCCAATGGACAAACCGTTGGGCAGGATGAAAAGTTTACAGTCGGTGGCGAACAGCTAGAGTTCCCAGGCGATCCGGCGGGTAGCGCTGGCAACGTCATCAACTGTCGATGTGTACTAAACTTCGTGGAGTAACAAATGGAAATCAAGAGCTTTACCCTGAAAGACGTGGAGCTGGATGAGCGCACCTTTACAGGGTACGCCGCTGGCTACGGGAACGAGGACAGCGATGGCGACATCATCATGCGTGGTGCGTTCGCCGAGTCAATCGCCAACGACTTCCCGCGCAAAAAAATCAAGATACTGTGGCAACACAACAGCAGCGAGCCTATCGGCCTCCCGATTGAGATGAGCGAGGACGAGCAGGGCTTGTATGTTAAGGGCAAGATCAGCAAAACCGAGCGCGGTGATGAAGCGATGGAGCTGCTTCGGGACGGCGTGATCGACTCGATGAGTGTCGGGTTTATGATCCCCAAGGATGGCTACGAATACAACGATGACGGCAAGCGGATGATTACCAAAGGTCGTCTGATGGAGTTTAGTTTGGTCACTTTCCCAGCAAATGAGCAGGCTGTGGTGCAGTCTGTTAAAGAGGTAAGTGAACGCGAGATTGAGCGTGTCCTGCGAGAGGCAGGGTGCTCACGGACGATTGCCAAGTCAATCGTTGCTAATGGCGTCAAAGGTCTGCGGGATGCAGAGCGCGAGGCCAAAGAACTGATGGACTTAATTAACGACTTGAAAGGACTAGTATAATGGAAATCAATGAGCTTAAAGCCTCGCTTCAAGAAACCATGAGCGAGATCAAAGATAACGTCGAAAAGCGTGACGCTGAAGTTAAGCAATACGGCGAAGTGACAGAGCAGACTGCTAAGCAGTTGACCGAAACCACCGAGCGCCTAGACCAGATCAAGGCTGACTTTGATGGCGTCAACGAGCGTTTGGAAAAGATGGAGCTGGATCGCCAAAAGATCATGGCAGGCGAAGCTGAGCCGAAGTCTTTGGGTGAGGAGTTTGTCTCATCTGACGTGTTCGCAGAGATGGCCGAGAAAGGTCGCGCGACTGGCTCAGCTTATCGCGTAAACAAAACCATCTCAGGCTTGGGCGCATCGGCTGGGGCACTTGTTCGCCCTGATCGTCGTCCCGATGTCATCGTGCCGCCTCAGCGTCCGTTGTACATCCGTGACTTGTTGCCGACTGTACCCACCGCGTCTAACGCTGTGGAAGTCATGCGCGAGAACGTGTTCACCAACAACGCTGAGCCGCAAGCGCCCTCAAGCCCTAGCACTGCTATCGGTGCGGGTGAGTTTGAAGCCAAGGCACAGTCCAACATCACGTATGAGTTGCTGACTATCCCAGTGCGGACAATGGCTCACTTTGTGCCTGCGTCACGCCAGGTGCTGACCGATGCCAACTTGTTGCAAGGCCTCATCAACAACCGCCTGATGCGCGGCTTGTTCTTGGAGTCTGACGCGCAACTGTTGTTCGGTGACGGCACTAACCAAAACCTGACTGGCTTGATGGTTGACTCAGACGTGTCCGACATTGGCGAACTGGACTCAGGCACAAGCGCTGCCGACGTGCCAGCCGCTATGCTGGATCACATCCGCAAGGCTGTCACTGAGTGTCAAAAGAATGAGTTTTACGATGTCAACGGTGTGGTGCTGAACCCTGCCGACTTCGAGACTCTGGAAACTGCCAAAGGCTCAGACGGTCAGTACATCTGGGTGAACGTGCCAACTGGCGGCGAGCGTCAGGTGTGGCGTGTTCCGGTGATCGTGTCTAACGCCATGACTCAGGGCAACTTCATTCTGGGTGACTGGACTAGCGGCGCGACCATCTACGACCGCGAGCAAATGGACATCCGTGTGTCCGAGTCGCACAGCGATTTCTTCGTCAAGAATGGCGTTGCTATTCTGGCTGAAGAGCGCTATGGCTTCGGCATCGAGCGTCCGAAAGCATACGCAAAAGGTCAATTTACCGTTGCGACATAAGCAGGAAGGGGAGGGGCTTCGGCCCCTTCCCGCCTTTGAGGTCAATCATGAAACGATATAAGCTATTAAAGAACAGCCTGCGTGGTCGCAAGGGCGAGATTGTAGAATTGCAAGGCGATGTCGTGCGGCAGTTGCAGGCGAACGGAATTATTGGCGAACCCGAGCAGCCTATTCGTGGGCCAGAGGTCAAAAAGGTTGTAGAGCCTAAAGAGACGAAAGGGAAAAAGCGTGCAAGCAAAGCCACTAAGTGACACAGTGAGTCCCGTCAGCGTCCAAGAACTTGAGAAGTTTCTTGACGTGTACGATGACCCGATCCTTGAGGATATGCTGTCCATCGCCACGGATGCGGTGATTGCTTATCTTAATGTTGACCTATTGCCGCGCCAGTGGAAGTATGTGCAAAACCTAAAGCGCCTCCCGCTGACCGTGGACTACAAGCGCTATCCACAACGCGAGTGGGGCTGGATAGAATTGCCATACACGGCGTTGGTGACGGTCGATAGTGTCGAGGTAGATGGTGAGGCCATTGAGTACCTCACAGACGACGAGAGCCGCCCTGCGCGGGTGTATCCCAAGACGTTCGGCGATCAGCTTGTCATCACATACACAGCCGGAAATGCACGCGTACCGGCGACTGTTAAGACGGGGATCAAGATGGTGGCGACGTATTTGTATGAACATGCGGGCGCGTGTGATGTCACACAAGCGGTCAGCAAGTCTGGCGCTGAGTCCGTGCTGAGACAGTATCGGGTGGAGTGGTGAAGTGTTGCGACATGTACCGTGGCAAGCTGCGGAACACAATCGAGCTACAGCGCAAGGATCGCACCGATGACGGACTGGGCGGGTTTGATATTGCGTGGACTACTTATGCAACCGCCAAGGCGTACGTTGAGACAAAGCCAGGCAAAGAGGTCGTCATCGGCGACAGGCTGGAAGCATCGCAGGTGATCCGCGCGACTATCCGCTATCGCGCAGATGTAGACGAAACAGATCGCGTGATATACAAAGGCAAGGCGCACAATATCCGCTCAGTGTCCAACCTTGAGGGCCGCGACAAGTGGCTGTTGCTGGACATGGAAAGAGGGGTCGCGGTGTGAAGGTCAAGCTATCTGGCATCTTGGCAGACAAGAAAACCTTGCGCAAGATGGGCGATAATGTAGAGGACTTGCTTGATAAGGAAGTGCTCATGACCGCTGTTGACACCGCGAACATATCGCGCAAGTCGATCCAGCGCGGGATTAAGACAGGCACGACCTATCAAAAATATGAGCCGCGCCGTACGCATAGAGCGTCAGCAAAAGGCGAGCCGCCAGCGACCGACACTGGCAGACTGGTCGGCAGTATCACACAAGAGCGCACGGGCGTTGCTGAGGCCGAGGTTGGATCGACCGTAGACTATTCCAAGTTTTTGGAGTTTGGCACGCGGGATATGGACGAGCGTCCCTGGTTGCGACCAGCGCTTAAAAAGGCGGGCGAGCAGTTTGAGAGCGCATGTATGAAAAGCTGGGCGGCCGAAGGACGCGCCTAAAAAACTGGATGAGAAAAGGCATAGACGTGATTGAGTTACAGACGGCACTATATCAGCGGTTGACTGGCGAACTAAGCGTGCCCGTTTATGATGCCGTGCCGCAGGCAGTGGACTCGGGAGATAATAGCGCGTTCCCGTATGTCACCATTGGCGAGGACTCATCCAGCCAGTTTGACACTGACACAAGCACCGGATTTGATACCAGCGTGACCATTCATGTATGGTCGCGGTATAGAGGCAGGCGAGAGGTCAAGCAAATCCAGCAGGCGATCTATGATGCCCTGCACTTGCATGATCTTTCGGTTAGCGGCTATCACACAGTGATGGTCTTATTTGAGTCGGCGGACAGTTTCATGGACGCCGATGGCATAACGCGCCACGGCGTTTCAATCTTTCGCATAGTAACAGAGGACGTATAGCATGACTGCAAGCATTGGAAGAAGTTATTTAATCAAGAAAGCTGACACGGCTTTGGCGGGTGTTCGCACCAAGTCGCTGTCAATCAACCATGAGCCTGTTGATGTCACCACCGATGATGAAAACGGGTTCCGCACTTTGCTGGCTGAAGTTGGCGAGTCATCGTTTGAATTGACCGTTGACGGCGTGACCAAAGACAGCACATTGTTTGACGCGGCCACAGCCTCAGCATCTAAGCTGTTGACTGACGTGACCATTGAGCATCCNAACGGCACGATCAGCGGTGACGTGTANTTGGCAAGCTATGAAGANACCGGCGCATACAACGACGCCATCACATTCTCGGCTACGNTGCAGTCGAGCGGTGAGTGGACAGTCGCGGCCCCGAGTCCTTAAGCCATGCCAAAGACAGTCAAAATGAAGCTGGCGGGCGCGACCTATGACATGCCTGCCAGCTATAAAGTGGCGCGGGAAATCAGCCAAGAGGTTGGCGACCCGCTAAAGATGGCGATGGCGGCAGAGCGCGGTGACATCCCGTTCGGCTTTGATGACGTTGTTGGCATCATCTATATCGGATGCAAGGCCGCTGGATGCGGTCTCAGCCGTGATGATGTTGGTGATGAGGTCATGGAGGCTGGATTTACCAAGTCGCTAGAAACAGCGGCAGAGCTGATCGGGTTTATTGTGGCTGGTGGGCCTGCTAAACCCGTGAAGGCAAGCGGCGGAAAAAAGTCGAAAGCTGGCTGAGCTTTGTAAAGTCATGCTACGGCATCGCCGTGACGCAGTGGCATGTGCCGCCGTCAGAGTTTTGGGATATGGATGCCGAGGAGTGGTGGTGGCTGTTTGACACTGCCCGCGATGATGACACAACAAGCCTGGACAGCGAAGCCCTTGAGGAGTGCTATAACCTGCTATGAGTAATTTTGAACTATTTGCCAAGATAGGCGGCGACTCGTCTGACCTGCAACGCGCCCTGGGCAACGCTAACAAAAAGATTGGCGGCGTTCGCAAAGCAATGCGCGGCCTTGCTGTGGTTGGCGCAACAGGTTTCAAGGCGCTTGCGGCTGGGGCTACGGCTACGGTAGGCGCGCTTGGCCTCATGACAAGGGCTGGACTGTCATCTGTTGACTCACAAGCTAAGCTGGCAAGGTCACTTAATACCTCTGTTGATTCGCTCAAAGCGATGCAAATCGTTGCGAGTGATGCGGGCATTGAGGGGCTGGATATGTCACTGGCCCGCCTTAACCGCCGACTGGGTGCGGCAGAGCAAGGGATTGGAGAATATAAGCGCACGGTTGACGCGCTTAATCTCAGCGCCACAGAGCTGCAAGAGCTGCCGATTGACGAGCGATTGGCGGTTATTGCTGACGCCGTTCAACAGTCCGGCATTTCAATGCAGCAAGCGGCGCGACATGCTCAGACCCTTGGCTTTGAGCAGGCCAATGCCGCAGCATTGTTCATGCAGGGTGGCGAGCAAATTAGAGCGGCTCGGCAAGAGGTTGACGATTTTGGCATGTCAATTAGCCAATTCGATGCGGCCCAAGTCGAGGAGGCTAACGACCAATTTTCGCGCGTTCGCCGTATTTTGGAAATCGTCCAAGAGCGCCTGGCAATCATTGTCGCTGGCCCAATGGCTGTCTTATCTGAGCGGCTGATCGAAGCTGGCAAAAATACTCAGGGTTTTCGTGGCGTCATTGAGCCTGCTTTGGTGTCGATTGCTCGCATGTTCGCCAAGGTTGGCGATTTGATTTCTAATTTGCGGACATCATACAACCTATTTGGGTCTGCAATTTTAAGCGTAGGCGCAACCATTATCCGCGTTCAAAACAAAATCACGGGCGCTTTAACAGGCACAGTGTCCGCTGCAATGAGCGGCATTGAGGCAATGATTAACCTAGCCAATAAAGTGCCAGGCGTCAACATTCCGACCGATGGCATTGAGGCTTTCAAGCAGAGCGTTGATGGCATCATCCCACGGTTTGAAGAAATGGCGAACAACTTTGAAAAGCGCGCATTGGAAATGTCAATAAAAGCAGATGAATCGCTGGGAAATGCGTTGCCAAGTCAGATGCTTGATGAGTTTTTGCAAGACGTTAGAGAGTGGCGTACCAACTTTGAGGCTGAGTTTGATGGCGCTGGCAGAACAGCCGCTGTTAATTTAGAGACTCCGATTGAAAACGAGCTGACAAATCTTGAGCAGTTTGGCGTGCAGGCCGCCCGCAATATGCAGGATGCGTTTGCCAACTTTTTAATTGACCCCTTCAAAGACGGTTTGAAAGGTATGCTGCAATCGTTTGTAAAAATGCTCAACGAAATGGTTGCCCAGCTCATTGCAAAGAAAGCGCTGACATCGTTCTTTAGCAGCTTTGCCGATGGCGATGGCATAATGGCAAACATCGCCAATGCGTTTCTTGGCGAGCGCGCAACAGGCGGCCCCATGATGGCGCGTCAACCTTACATGGTCGGCGAAAAGGGGCCAGAGCTTGTCGTGCCTAACAAATCCAGCTATGTCGTGCCTAACAACAAGCTGGGAGGCGGTGGCGG